TACGTAAACATTTACAACGTGTTCTTGTGAGTTACAAACCTGAAGCAGCAGTTAATGCTGATTTGTTTTTAAGATATGACTATGAAGACCCAAATTCACCAAGACCTGCTGCTTACTCACTATCTGCAGAAGATATTGTAGCAGTATATGGCAGTGCTGCATATGGTGTGGCAACGTATGGTGGGCAGACAGAGCCATTGCTTAGACAGTCAGTTGAAGGTTCAGGGTTCACTGTTGCGTTAAGAGTTAATGATGATGGAACGTCAGCACCTTATGCATTAAGAGGTTTTGGATTAGAATATCAAGTAGGGGCAAGGAGATAAATGGGAGCTACGTACACTAGACAATCCACATTTACTGATGGAGACATAATAACTGCTGCTCATAGTAATGATGAGTTTAATCAGTT